TCCTTAGAACTTTCGGCTGTAATTTCCGCTGTGCAGGTTTTGGCATGCCTAAAGGAGAACTAAGTGTTGAAGCAGAAAATGTTGACCCGTCTAAGTACACCGAGTACAAATCGCTTCCTTTGGTTAGTACAGGTTGCGATAGTTACGCTTCTTGGGATCCTCGCTTCAAGCATCTATCTCCTCTTATGGACACTGATGCGATTGCCGATGCTATTGTGGATACGTTACCGTACAAGGAATGGCTCGACGAACATCTTGTAATTACAGGTGGTGAGCCATTACTAGGTTGGCAACGTGCTTATCCAGATTTATTAGATCATCCTAAAATGGCAGGATTAAAAGAGATTACATTTGAAACAAATGGTACTCAAAGATTATCCGATGATTTTAAAAAGTATTTGTTTAAATGGAAAAATGCCGTTAAAGGTAGAGAGATCACATTTAGTGTAAGTGCTAAATTGCCATGCAGTGGTGAAAAATGGGAAGATGCTATCCAGCCCGACATTGTATGTCAATACGAATGGTTTGGTACAGCATACCTAAAGTTTGTTATTGCTACAGAAGAAGATCGAGATTATGCTCTTAAAGCCGCAAGTGAATATCGTGCGGCAGGATTTAACGGGCATGTTTACTTTATGCCAGTTGGAGGCGTTGAAAGTGTATATAACTTAAATGCTAAATCAGTAGCATTAATGGCAATGAAACATGGTTTGCGATATAGTGATAGATTGCAGGTGCCATTGTTTAAAAATGAATGGGGTACTTAATGGATAGTCAAAAACGTAGTATTGTTAAAATGGTTAGTTTTAAAATACTTACGATAGCAGTGACTATTCCAATAACAGGGCTCCGTACAGCGTTGGCGGTTCATGCTCTAACAACTATTTGTTTCTATGTACACGAAAGGATATGGAACAAGATTAAATGGGGAACCCAATGAAGAATTTTTTAAAGAAAATAACAGGAATTGAACGTTTAGAAAAAGAACGTCAAACGGCATTAGAAGCCGCGGCGTTGGCGGTAGCAACGGCAAAGGAAGCAGAAGAAGCAAAAAGAATAGCAAAGTTAAGTCCCAAGGAACTTGCCACCGAAAGAAAAGAATCTTACGTAGCAGTACTTGATACAAAAGTAAACAAAGACAATCCACGAAATGGATTTTTTGAACTTGACTGGAATGAGTTTTTTATTGTAGAATTAAAGGCCGCAGGATACAATGGCGAAACTGAAGAAGCCATTGTTGATCAATGGTTCCAAGATTTATGTAGAAATATTGGCAATGAACAAAATGTTAATATGGATCGTAGAGGTAGTGGATATATCAACGTAAACAGCCTAGGTGATGGCAGATCGGAAATTAGTTAATGACTTATATTTTAGTAGATACAGCAAATTTATTTTTTAGAGCACGTCATGTAGTGCGTGGAGATCTTGAAGAAAAGATCGGTATGTGTCTACACGTTACTTTTAATAGTGTACGTAAAGCATGGAAAGATTTTGATGGGTCCCACGTTATTTTCTGCTTAGAAGGTCGCTCTTGGCGTAAAGATTATTATAAGCCCTACAAAGCACAAAGAGCAGACGCACGATCAAAGCATACTGTCAAAGAAGCAGAAGAAGAAAAACTCTTTTGGGAAACCTTTGATACTTTTAAAGAGTACATACAAAACGGTACAAACTGTACAGTATTACAGCACCCGCAATTAGAAGCAGACGATTTAATAGCAGGGTTTATCCAAGCACATCCAAACGATGATCACGTGATCATTAGTACAGACGGAGATTTTGCCCAATTAATTGCGCCCAATGTTAAACAATACAACGGTGTAATGGGGATAACTACTACACACGAGGGATACTTTGACGAAAAAGGTAAACCCGTAAAAGATAAAAAAACAGGTCTAGCAAAACCTGCTCCAGATCCAGAATGGTTACTGTTTGAAAAATGTATGCGTGGAGATACTAGCGATAATATCTTTAGTGCTTATCCAGGTGTACGTGAAAAAGGTACTAAGAATAAAGTAGGATTAAGAGAAGCATTTGCTGATCGTAATAGTAAAGGATATTCTTGGAACAATCTAATGTTGCAGCGTTGGTCAGATCACGAAGGTCAAGAACATCGTGTACTAGATGATTATACTCGTAATGTAAAATTATGTGACTTATCCGCACAACCCGATGATATTAGAAAGTTAATCGACGAGACTATTAAAACAGAGACACAGAAAGAAAAATCAATACCGCAAGTTGGCATTCGTTTAATGAAGTTTGCTAACAAGTATGAACTACAAAAAGTTGTAGATCAGGCTCAGAGTTTTTCTGAACCGCTTAACGCAAGGTATGTAATATAACATGGAGGTAGAAATGACTACAGTAAAAGTATTGATACCAAATAAAAGTTGGCTATTAGAAAACCAAGGATCTAAATTAGGGACCTTGAGTAAAGAAAAAACAGGATATAGTTTCTTGTTAAATGGACAGAAGTATGAAATTGGAAATGCTAAAAATGTTAAAGAACAATTTGGCATTGATATTACAGAACAACTGTCTAAACCAAAAACAGTTACACCAAAAAAAGATACAGTAAACACAGTTTACGATTTTCCTTGTTCGAGTAAACCATATAATCCATTGTATAACGTTCGTAAAAAATTACCAATTTACGCAAAGAGTACAAAGAGCAAAAGTCAATATTGTGCCGGATATTATGTAATTCAATTTAGAAAAGGGTGGGTTAAGTCCTTTTGTCCTAAACTAATTACATTAGAGCGTTATCCATTTAAAGGTCCTTTTAGAACCGAACAAGAAATGAGACAACAACTAAGTATTGTCAAATGAAACCATTGAACACATTACCTATCGAAATGTTCTTAGAAAAGGCCAGAATCGCAACTAAATCTGGCCAAAAGACTCTTAATCTCGACATAAAAGACGTCATTTCACTTAGCGATAGTCTTGCTGTTGTTATGACACGTCTAGCAGGCAAATTAGACGAACAAATAGCATCAACACCAACACAAGACATTGTTACCATCGAAATGGACGGGGGCAGTTTTAAGTGATTTGAAATAAATATCTACGTACATAACCGGAGTGCGTAGATAAATGAGTCGACCAAAGCCAAACATTTTGTTAGAAGTTACAAATAAGAAAAATTACAAAGTCGAGCAAGTGCTTGAAGCCGAAGCCATTTGGGCTGTTTTCTATAAGGACAAGCCTGTTAATTTAAAAACTACTTCTGTTGTAGCACAAGACCTTGGTCCAAAATACAAGAAAGTAAGTTTTTCAAATTCGGGACACGCTTTCAATCTTGCTGAAAAATTAAATAAACTATACAACTGTACAGACTTTTCAGTTTATAAGTTAACAAATGGCGAGAAAACCCAAATACCGACCGACTCGTAGAGAGATCATAACAAACGGCCTAATTGAAAAATTAGGGTTGGATATCAGCGAGATCAAAAAGTATCATATGCTTTGGTGGTTAAACCCTAGAGCAAAAAGAACCGGCGGTATGCGATTGAGTTCCGAAGGATACGAAGCACTACGTAAATTAGATTTAGAAGAGTTTTCTGTAGACCTTCCAGAAGATATAGAGTTTACAAACCAAACATTTCTTTGGTTAGACAAGTACGTAGACTGCCCATATTATCTTACCCACAAAAATATCAAACTATTTGACAGTAGTATGGCTGTCCAATTAATTCTTTTTTCCGGCAATATCCAAAAATTTGGACTTGCTCGTGCTAAGAGTGTTGCGTTAAAACAACAACAAAATAATCTTAAAAAAACCGATTGACGTTGACGTCGGTACCGTGTATAATTATTACTGTTAGTTAGACACTTAAACACTTTTTTAAAGGTTAAAAATGGCAGAGAAAATTTCCGAAAATCGTACAGTTACACCCAACGAAGCCAAACGTGCTATTCGCAAGTGTATCAAAATTCAGCGTCCTGTGTTTATGTGGGGCCCCCCAGGCATTGGTAAGTCTGATATTGTTAAGCAGATCGGCGAAGAACAGAGCCGTGAAGTTATTGACGTTCGATTGTCACTTTGGGAACCTACAGACATTAAAGGTATTCCATATTACAATAGTGACGAGAAAACAATGACATGGGCATCTCCTAGTGAATTGCCACAAGATCCAAATAGTACCGCTATTCTATTTTTGGACGAACTTAATTCAGCGGCTCCTGCTACACAGGCCGCGGCTTATCAACTTATTCTAAACCGCCGTGTTGGCACATATAAATTGCCAGATGGTGTTTCAATTGTTGCGGCTGGTAACCGTGAAACTGACAAGGGTGTTACATATCGTATGCCTAGTCCGTTGGCAAACCGTTTTGTTCACATTGAACTTAAATCAAGTTTTGACGACTGGCTACAATGGGCTACCGCTAACATGGTACATGAGCAAGTTGTAGGTTATGTAGGTTTTGCTAAACAAGACCTGTATGACTTTGACCCACGTTCTGGCTCACGCTCTTTTGCTACTCCACGTTCTTGGTCATTTGTTAGCGATTTGCTTAAAGATGACGACTTGGACGAAAGCACACTAACTGATTTGGTATCAGGTGCTGTTGGTGATGGTTTGGCTGTTAAGTTTATGGCACACCGTAAAGTTGCTAAACAGATGCCTAAGCCAGAAGATATCTTGTCAGGCTCTGTTAAGAAAATTGACATCAAAGAAATTTCTGCGATGTACTCACTTACTATTAGTATGTGCTACGAACTTAAAGAAATTGCCGAAAAGCAATCCAAAAAGTTTAACTCATCGGCAGATAACTTCTTTAGTTTTATGATGGAAAATTTCCCAACTGAACTAGTTGTTATGGGTGCCAAGGTTGCGTTGACAGGTTATGACTTGCCATTCGAACCTGCTGAAATGGAAAGTTTTGCTAAGTTCCATAAAGTGTACGGCAAGTACATTCATGAAGCAAACAAGAACTAATAAAAAGGTCTCTTGCCCTTTTTTAGTTTTTAATGTATAATATATTTTTAGGAGCAAAAATGTCAAAAGTTATGAAATCTGAAAAGTCAGCAAAGTTCCAAAATTTTGTTGGTAAAGAATATTCACAGGCAGATCAAAGCAAGGCCATTGACACATTAATTACCGCTCGTGTACGTTTGCTCCTACGTCATCCATTTTTTGGTAATATGGCTACACGTCTGCGTTTGGTAGATGCTAGCGATTGGTGCGGTACATTGGCCACAGACGGTCGTACATTTTATTACAATGTAGGATTTATTAATGCTTGTTCTGTACAAGAAATGGAGTTTGGCTTCGCACACGAAGTATTACATAATGTATTTGATCACATGGGACGTCGACTAAGTCGAGATCCTCAGTTGTCAAACATTGCCGCTGACTATGCTGTTAATCAAATTCTTGTAGATGAGAAAATTGGCGTAGTGCCTCATTTTATTAAAATCTTCCAAGACAACAAATACCG